GCTACCATGTAGCTGACATTATGGGTACTACTGCTCAAGTGGCTGACTATTTCAATGACAAGGGAGAGTTAGTAGGGCAGAAAGTAAGGTACGCAGACAAGACTTTCAGGGCTTTAGGGGATGTAAGCACTAAGAACCTGTTTGGTAGACAGCTATGGAGAGACAAGGGAAGACAGGTAATAATTACAGAAGGTGAGGTAGATTGTTTAAGTATTGCCGAAGCCTTTGGTGCTAAATACCCTGTAGTTAGTTTACCTAATGGAGCACAGAGTGCAGAGCGTGTCATTAAGAACAATCTAGAGTGGTTAGAGGGCTTTACTACTGTAGTGCTATGGTTTGATAATGATGTAGCAGGAAAGGAAGCTGTAGAGCGTGTCCTTCCTATACTAAGCGCAGGTAAAGTAAAAGTAATTACTAGTGCCTACAAGGATGCTAATGAACTCCTAGTCAAAGAAGGTAAGTCAGCAGTAATTAGTGCTACTTATGAAGCTAAGGAGTGGAGACCTGATGGTATTTTAGCGGCAGGAGAGATGTGGGACAAGTACAAAGAGAAGGAAACCTTTGAAACTTATGACTACCCTTACCCAAAGCTGAATGACATGTTTAAAGGCATCAGGAAAGGCGAACTAGTTACGTTTACAGCAGGATCAGGGATGGGTAAGTCTACTGTAGTTAGGGAAATAGCCTATGATTTGATGCTAAAACAAGAGCGTAAGATAGGGTATGTAGCATTGGAAGAAAACTGGCGTAGGACTCTTACTAGTTTTCTAAGTTTGTATACTAATAAGCCTTTGTTTTATGATAATGAATTAACACAGGAGCAAGAAAAGGAAGCATGGAGTGAGACAGTTGGCAAGAACAGGTTGTATCTATATGACCACTTTGGTTCTATTGAAACCGATAACCTTATGTCCAAAATACGTGTTATGGTGCACACGTGCGGTGTGGATTTTGTCATCTTGGATCACATCTCTATTGTAGTTAGTGGTATGGACAATGGGGACGAGCGTAAGGCTATTGACAGATTGATGACAGACTTAAGGTCTTTAGTAGAAGAAACACAAATAGGGATGATTATAATTAGTCACCTTAGAAGGACAGGAACAGACAAGAATCACGAAGACGGAGCACAGATCAGCTTAGGTCAGTTACGTGGCTCAGGGGCTATTGCACAGCTTTCTGACGCTGTTATTGGACTAGAGCGTAATGCTCAAAGTACAGAAGATGGTGATAAGATTAATGTAAGGGTATTAAAGAACAGGTTTGCAGGATCATTAGGACTAGCAGATACCTTGTTTTATAACTCTAAAACTGGTAGAATAGAAAACGCACCTGACTTTGAAGATGCTGATGATGATAATATGGACTTCTGACTGTGACTAGACTTGTATTTGATCTTGAAACCGATGGGTTATACCGAGAATGTACTAAGATACATTGTGCGGTAGTACTGGACATAGATACTATGGAAGGTACTTACTATACTCCTTCTACTATTCATAAGCTACCTGACCAGTTAAAGAAGGCTGATGGGATTATAGCTCATAATGGAGTAGGGTTTGATATACCTATAATTAAGAAGATATTAGGCGTTGACTTATATGACTATCCAGTTCGTAAGCTAGACACTTTAATATTAAGTAAACTTATATACTATAATGGGGAGTTTAAGAAGAAGCACCAAGCTAACTTAGAAGACCATAAGAGGTTACTAATAAGCCATAGTCTTAAAGCATGGGGGCTTAGGCTAGGACTCTTAAAAGGAGACTATGGGGAGCAGGAGGATGCGTGGAGTAGATATACTCCTGAAATGCTAGAGTACTGTAAGCAAGATGTACAAGTAACTGCTAAACTATTTATGCACTTACAATCACATCCTTACAGACCTGACTTACCTTTGGAAGCAATAGATTTAGAGCATAAGTTTGCAAGAGTTATACAAGAACAGACTAATAATGGATGGTTCTTTAATATAGCTAAAGCGCAAGCCTTACATGTAGAACTATTTAAAGAAAAAGAAGAAATAGAAAAAGAGTTAGAGGAAGTGTTCAAACCTATTTACTTTGAAGGTAAATTGAAAGAGTACAAGAAAGGAAGTTATAAGCGTAAGTGTGAAGTAACAGGTATTAAGGTAGAATATTATACTCATACTCCTATTGCATTAACTCCTTTCAATCCTAGCTCAAGACAACATATAGTAAAATGGCTACACAGACGTTATAAATGGAAGCCCCATAAGCATACAGAAAAAGGGAGTCCTATTGTAGACTCTAGTGTATTAAGTAAATTAAAATACCCTGAAGCACAACTACTATGTAAGTACTTTGACTTACAAAAGGTAGTGGGTATGTTAGTAGAGGGCAAGAATGGATGGTTGAAACTAGTAAACGATGAAAGCAGGATTAATGGGGAGCTTGATACTCTTGGGGCTGTTAGCGGCCGCTGTACACATAGGACACCCAATCTCGCACAAGTACCATCAAGCAGAGCATTTAAAGGAAAGGAATGCAGGGAACTGTTCACAGTCCCTACAGGAAAAGTCCTTATTGGGTGTGATGCTAGTGGACTAGAGCTTAGGATGTTAGCTCATTACTTATATAGATATGATGGTGGGGAGTATGCTGACGCAGTAGTTGATGGTGATATACATACTACAAATCAGGAAGCGGCAGGATTAGACACAAGAGATCAAGCTAAAACCTTCATCTATGCGTTCTTATATGGAGCAGGGGACTCAAAGCTAGGTAGTATTAAGGGTAATACTAATATGGCTAAGAATGGTAAGGAGCTTAAGGCTAAGTTCTTTAAGGCTATCCCTGCCATAGAGGAGCTACTAGAGCAGGTAAAGGTAACAGCAGAGAAGGGCTATATTAGAGGTGTTACAGGTAGGAGGCTTCATATACGAAGCCCTCATAGTGCTCTAAATACTCTTCTACAATCAGCAGGAGCGTATGTTATGAAGTATTATACTGTAGCATTATATGAAGCATTAAGTAAGTATAAGGACAAGGTGCTATTTGTAGGTAATATACATGATGAGGTTCAACTAGAGGTTAGTGAAGATATAAAAGAAGAAGTGAGAGTTATATGTGAGGACATATTCAAAGACATTACTACTCTTCTTAAGTTTAAAGTTCCTTTAGAAGGAGAAGCAAGGATAGGGATAACATGGAATGATACTCATTAGCCCCCGTTCAAAAATAGGTGAAAAATTTAGGAGACAAAAATAAAATGAAGCCAATTACATTTGACATACCCCTCCCATTAATCAAGGGAAAGGGAAATGTGGACAGATTACTAAGTGCTAACTTGTATAGAAACGCATACTTTCACACCCTTAATGCAAGTAAGGTAGCTTTTGATAGTACTATAGACAGTACCATTAAAGATATTAAACCTATAACTGTACCAGTTAAAATAGATTTCAAATTCTTCTTTACTACTAAGAGAAGAAGGGACATAGATAATTTTCAATTCCCTGTGTCTAAGTATTTATGTGATTCATTAGTTAAAAGAGGGGTGCTAGTGGATGATAATATGCTATACTATCCTGAAATGACAGCACAATATGGTGGACAGGCAGACAAGAACTATGTTACTATTACTATTAGTAAAAGTAAAGTAAGCATTAAAGAACTTAAAGTAGAAGAGGAGAAATAAGGTGGGAATTGAATCAAACATTAAAGAAATAGCTGACTGGAACATGACGAGAAACAATCTAATCTTGGATACAGGGCTAGAAGAAAGCATGTTAGAGGAGGAGTTCAATGAGTTTGTGGTGGCTGAGACTTTAGAAGATATGGTAGATGCTTACGCAGACTTTACCTA